CTGCCCTTGAGCATTAATATACTCGCACCCAACAAATACGCCGATAGCGCCAATAGTGTTTCCACCTAGATTGTTAGCACCTGCGTCTGCACCTGTACCAGCAGCAATGTTAACAAAACCGTCAGTGTGTAGTTCAACAACAGAACCATACCCGACATTTTGTGCGACCCCAGCGGGATCGAACAAGTACGACTCTTGAGCGCCCGTATAAGGGGTGCCGTCCTGCCGTCTTACGGGAACTAGCCCGTATCCTGCACTTGTAGAAGACATAATATCTATCCTATAAAAATTAAGTTAAGTTCCCTTACCAAAGGTAACTTTCGATTTCCGCTCATTAAATAGCGGCATACGTGGATCATTTTCTCGCATGAAGCTGTTATCGACTGACTGCATTTGCGACTTAGTTTGAGTTTCATAGTACTCATTTCGTTCTGCGGTCAATTCTTTTGGAGCCTTACACAACATCAATCCTCCAATTACTACGTTGTCTTTAAATCTTTCAATTTCAACAGTAACCATAGTTATTTCGGGGTGATCCGATGCTTTTACTGGCTCCCAACCTTCACGCAATTTTGAAGAGAGATTTGTGGCATCCACATTACCCTGTGTACTTACACGAATCCAACGAAATGCATAGCCGTGCTCTTCATGTGGCGCAGGTAAAACCTGCGGCTTCATCCAAGACTTCTTACGGGCCGTTTTTTCACGGGTGACGTTCTCACGGTTAATTCTATTCTCAGCCATTATATTTTCCTCATCTCTTCAGCAACCTTTTTGGCGTATAGTTCTAATGGAACTCCAAGTTTTTTAGCAATAGCTACCTGTGTTTGCGTTAATCGCACCTTTTTGGGTGCTGTGCTCCGCGTAGCGGGGGCAACCACATTTGACTGTCGTTTGTACTCAGGTTCCTCTGCTTCCCCTTCAAAATTGTCAGGGAACAGCTTTTGCATACGAGCGTCTATAGTCTCGTAGTATTCGTCACTAGAGGTATCTACTCCTTCAGTGACAAGTTTCTCATGTAATCCCATAACGTAACCAGTCATTTCTTTATCGCTACCGAACCAAGAATTTTCTTTGGCCCAACTTTCAGCTTTTGCGTCCACGACTGGTTGTTTAGGTAGTTGTACCTCATTAGCTTCTGTTTGTAAAGCAGGAGGATCAAAATTCTTTAGCTTGTCTGCTTTTAAGTTAGCTGCGGTCATTTTCTCTTGCGCTTCAAGCAGTTTGTCAGCGTCACCTGCTTCATAAGCTCGTTTATAAGAGCGTTTTGCTAATAACATTTCGCCAGCAGCAGTTTTTTTAGCTTGTTCTAACAAAGCAGCTTGGTTTTTATCTACCGTACCTTTTAACTTATTATTCTCATCAACAAGATTTTTAGCAAAACTTTCTAGCTCTTGTCTCTCCCGTTGAGAAGCTTCTTTAGCACGTCGCTCGTCATGGTAGCCTTTACTAAAATGTTTAATTCGATTACGTACTTTATCAGAGTAGTCTTCTAACTCCTCGTCCGTAATGTCTTCCGGTGGTTTAGAAGCTTTTCGATTACGGTCAGACTTTGGTACATCGTCAACAATCTCAACTTCAAGTTTGTCTTCTTTGTAGTCTTCTTCTTTCTTCTTACCCGACACGTCTATTTCTACCGCATTACTAGCTTCTATCTCTACGTTTCCTTTTTTATTATCTTCTTCATCAGGAAAGTCAAACTCAACTTTTTGAAAACCCATGTTCTACTCCTTACACTCGTGTTACGCCACGAGGATCGGTTACAACTGCTTCAATCGAATCATCGTTCATTAAACGATACTCAACACCACTTACTTTAAAGCGCGTTCCTGTGTTCATACGAAACATTACGTAGTCTCCTTGTTTACACCAAGGGCCAGTAGGAAAACGTTCTTTATCTGAGTAGGCTTGTTTGCCCATATCTAATACAAGTCCGATAGTAGACATAACTGTGTCTAACTGAACTTCTCTGCTAGATTTAATAATCCCACTTTCTCCATATGTATCTTCTACTTCTGGCATGGCTATTAATACTCTATAGCCCACGGGAGTCGGTAATAGATTATCTAACTCTTCTTCCGTTAGTTCTTTTTCTAAATCTTTACTTATATCAGTCATTGTCATCGTCCAAATAGTTTCGCGAGAGGTCATTTACATGATTCATACAGGAAGTGAGACCTCGTAGCATTCCTGTTATTTCTTTGTACTGAGGGAAGTCTTTAGCTCCTCCACTACTTAGAAATTCTGTTGCTGAAGAAATATCTTCTTCGATTTTTTTCCTTAGCACGTCAAAGACGGTAGTAGTCATACTTTATCCTTTTGGTTTGCTTTTAACCTCTTTCATTAGATCAAGGTCAAGTTTAGTGTTAGCTGTTCTTCTATCCGCAGCTAGTTTGGCACCCGCTTTCTGGGCATCTATTTCCAACTCTTGTTTATCTAGTTTGAGTTGTTCTACGTCAAGAGTGGCTTCAACTTGGTCTTTCTTAGTTTTCCGTTGGAGTTCACCTTGCTTAACTTGCGCGTCGGCTTGGTCTTTCTGAGCCTTACGTTGTACTTCTTGTTGCTTAACCTGTAGCTCCGCTTGCTGCAACTGGAACGCAGGGTCTTTCTGTTGTTCTTGCGCTTTCTTTTGTGCTGCTTGCTGTTGGTTCTGCTGAGTAAGTTGCTTACCCGCGTCAGCCATAACTCTAGCTAACTGAACTTCCATTTCTTCAGACATTTCGTCGTTAGGTGCTGGTAATGATACTCCTAACTTCTCTTCTATTTCTTTGCGGTACTTGAATCCTAGGTGCTCTGCAATGTGCGCTTGAAGCGCAGCCATGATTTGTTGTGCTTGAGGATTCTGTCCGATAGTTTGAGCGATCATAGGGTCTTGAATAAACGCTTGGTGTGTCGCCATATGAGCATCGTGGTCTTGATAGATAAAAGCTTTTATAGGGGTACCTGTTAGCGCGTTCATGTTCTCGCTTACAGGATCGCTTGGCTTTATATCATCTTTTGTTGGAACTAGTTTGTCAGCATTCTTAATACCTAAAACATCAATCATCTGGCGGTGTAGTTGCGGCAAATCATAAATTTGCGGAGCTTGTTGTGCCATTTGTAACACAGCTTGATACTGTACTACTCGCTGTGCCATCGTAGAGCTATTAGGATCACTTACAGGGATAACGTCTACTAAGTTGTAATCTGATTGCCGTGCCGACATCTCGCCTCTAAGAGGCTGATAATCGTACTCAGGAGAAGCATACTCAGCCATAATAGCCTTGAGCATTTTAAACTCTTGCTTCATAGCATAATGTACACGCGCCTGTACTGCTGCCATAGGCTTCAACGTACGTTCTAGCAATGCTAGGGTAGTTCCTACAGGAGCGTTAGCTGACATGTCAGAGATGTTCATATCACTAATAGCGCCTAAACGACGGCCTTCATTAGTGATCTGATCTAGCAAAGCTAGTAGAGTTTGGCTAGGCTCCTTATAAGGAAGGGGCATGATATTCTCGCGGATGCTACCTGATGGCACATCTACATCCTTCCATTCTCCCGGTTCTATAGGAGAATCATCACCTTTAATGCGTAGTCCACGGGATTTTAGACCCCCCGGAAGGTTAGATAGGGTACCAGCGTCCACTAGTTGACGTATAAGCGATGTTCCCGCTCTAGCGTAACCACCAATGATGTGAATCAGTCCAAGGCCGTAGAAGCCAAATCCGGGGACATATACGTAATGTACGAAGTGTTGACGCTTTAATGTAAGCTTGTCTTCTTCGTTCCAGTTACGACGAATAGCTAGTATCTCGTTACTGCCTCGCTCCATAGTAACTACGTAAGGTTTGGCTATATCATCATCAGAATCATCTACACCTTCAATAACAAGGTCAGCATGGATCTCGTACATAGCATAGCGATCATCATCAGTAAGAGATAACCCACCGTCTTCGGCTTTCTTCTCTTCAATGTCAGTATGAAATGATTGTGGTTCTCCTAGGTCTATGTCCCGATAAAACCCATTTACCTGTAGCTTACGTAAGTCGTTCTTAGTTTTACGCATGATGTGCGTAACACGCTCCGCAGACTCTATATTAGATGCTCCGTAAGGCACAATAACGTCTTCTGCGGGGATATAGATAGCTGTTTGTCTACCTAGGTTAGGATCAAAGTAAACCTTCTTAAACGCTGATCCTGCGAGTCCTAGGCTATATAACATACGCTCGTGTTCAGGGCGATACTCGACCATGTTCTCGGTCAGCTCGTAGTTCATGTCGGCTTTTACACGTTCAGCCGCTTCGTCTTTCTCTTTAGTCTCTTGTCCTAACACCTTTACACGAACTGGGCCTGCTGCGGGAAATGTCTCACTCATTGTCTCTGCTTGGAAACGAATAGCTGCTTCTGCTAAAACAGTAGAATGAACGCCACAAGCGCCTTCCCAAGGAGTAGTACGTTCTTCATATTTAAAGCCAATGATGTCTAGACCCTTAACATACGTGTCAGCCCACTCTTTTCGGCTATCTACGTCAGAATCTACCATTTCTATCAAATCACTTGCTAACATAGCTAGATAGTCTTCATCTAATTCTTCTGCTAGGTTACTATCAAAATCACCGCCTACCATGTCATTTCCGGGAATTAAGGTAATTTCTACGCTACCATCGGACATAGTTACCATTTCAGGGTCAACTATCTCAATCTCTAGTGCCTGCTCGACTAGTTCCCCTTCCACTGCCTCTTCTTCTATGCCCTTGGGAGCAGCGTATATACCTTTCTCAATTGCCATAATTTAGCCTCTTAGTAGTAGCCGTTTCCACGCCGCTTAAAATATTGTTGTTCTTCTGC